ATTTCTCCCTTGCTTAGATCGCCCATAGCCGGGAGCAAGCTATTGGGTAAGATACAAAAGTTCTCTGTTTGTTTCAATGAACGCCCCTTACGTTATCATGTATGTTTTGTGCTGTGGTTCTTATAACCATCCAGATATCTTTTGGTTTAGCATCGATACCTACCTTTATCCCTTTCTCAGCAAATGACTCCTTCACTTCACTCTGCATTCTTAATAGATCCTTCAAACTGTCTTGCGCTATGTCTTCAGTGTATTTGCTTTCTATCAAGGGTTTATTATTGATAAGGTACGCCGCAGAATAGATCTGACTACGATGCCACCAATACTCTATGCCCGCCATGATCTCTTCATCATCTTCTTCGTCTTCAAATATATCTGGATCAAGAAGCATAGCGAAGTAACCATCAGGTGAATCAACTTCCTTTTCTTTCTGCCATTGAGCAGCCCACTGCATCTCGTCAGGAAACCAGAAGAAGCCATCTATTACTGTACCAATATCATTCTCAGCCGGGTCCCCGCTTTTTATAGCCTTGGCTATTTCAGTTATATCTTGTAGTTGATACTCCTTCATAACTCCTGGCCTTTCGTTAACTCCTTTATATCCGTACCATAATCCCATCCACCAAAGTCGTCTGTGCTTCCGAAACCGCCATCACCTCGCTGCGACTGGATGTCAAATAAACGATGCGCTTCGACTTCAATGATTTGAGGTAATGCTATAGGTAAGTACAAGAATTGAACCAGCTTAGTATTGGGTAGTATGAATACATTACGATGACTGACGTTCATAACATGCAAGTGTATCTCACCCTCGTATCCTGAATCGACAACACAAGCACCAACCTGAAGCCCGTGCTTGGTTGCCACACCTGACTTATTGAATGCTACTAATGCCATACCAACAGAGATATGCGCCTTGATTCCACTCGCTATCTTAGTGGAGTGTCCTGGCTCTACAGCTTCAGAACGGTAATCAGCTGGTACATAAAAGTCTATACCAGCGTCGTATTGATGAGCACGACTTGGAGATTTTACATCCCGTATCTTACAGAATCTAAATACTTGCGGCATATTCATTCTATGTGGTCCTTAATTGTTTCTACTCGACCTGACCAGTCGATGGTTATTGACATAGGTTTAGGGTCTGTCCAGACGAAACCGTCACTTGTACCCGTTATATCTAACTGGTTAAGGAAGCTCACCAACTGAAACGCCGACGTTGCTTCGCTTTTCTCGTCCGTCTTGATATCGATACGTATTGCCATCCTCTGCTACCTCCCGTTTCTGTTGTTCTGATGCATGAAGCTCTGGATCATTCCAATCTTCTGCCTCTTTCTTTGCCTCGGCCCAAGCCTGTTTCTCTTTGTACTCTGCCCATCCTTCCATGTAACCGCATACATCGACCATATTGTCTCGCTTATGTACCTGCTTTTCTCTCGCGAACTTCAACCCGATCATCAAGGCATATGCCATATCCATGGTTACCATATTACCCGTCATGACCATAGCAAAGTTACATGCATCCTGCATATTCTGATCGAACGATCCATAATCGTGACCATCTGCATTTTTGTAGACGATACTGTGTGCATCCAACAGTATGCTCTTATCGATACTCATAGTCTCCCTCCAACGAAGTTGTCTTGTTTAAACTCATCTACCATTTCCCACATCTGCTCAAGCTCTATGTCTCTACTGGGTAAGTACAGCATATCCTGCAGAACACGACCCCACGTAAACTCTTCAATTAACTCATATTTATCGAATACTTCGTTATTATAAGCATCGAATAGTAGATGCCAATAAGGTTCATAGCAATGAAATGATGCTGCAGTATATGTGAACGAACCTAACCCTATCCAAGGTATATCTGTTCGCTCCATTAGCTCGTTGCGCATCATCTGTAAGAACAGCATACCTACCGCTACATCGTTGCAGAATCCAAACACGAAATCACTGGATCTCATATTCCAGATCAGATGCAGTTTATCATCTCGTATAAAGAACTGAACGAACATCGTACATGGTACGTCCTTCATACCATAGTCTATATCAGGCTGATTCAAGGCTATCACAGCTCGCCGTGATTCTGGAAACCTTAATAGCTCATTAACAACTCGATCCCAGCCCCGATAAAGACCAACACCATAATTACTATGTACGTTACCATTGACACTAGCAATATCTTGCCAGGTAGAGGCTGCCTTCCCAATATTTCTAACGTTTTGATCTTGCGATAGATACCACATAAACTCGAGTAAAGCGTAGCGAACATTGAATTTTCTCTCTGGGTTATATATATTTATTTGACACACATCATCAATAGTTACGCTTTGATTGAATAACTCGATAGCTTTGCTATCTCCTTTGGATGACTTAGTTGCAACTACATTTCCATCATAACGTAACCCATGCCGCATACCTTCATATGCTTGCTGCAAAGTACGATACCTCATTTCTTCTCCCTGGTCATTGCCACATAATATTTACCGTTGATCTCAGCTATGAACTCGCCCTTCTCTGTATTGTACGTGCATTTGAACTCATTAGCGATACAACCTTCAATCATACGTTGCTCGAACATCTCTACAATACCATCAAATGTATCACAGTCCATTTCTAGTCCTCGTATGGCCAACCATCTTCTTGATTCCTTGCCATATCATCTTGATACTGGATAATGATAGCATCTTTACGGTTGTCTTCATCGAAGGATAAATCTTCAATAGCTTCCTCAAGATCTCGCTTAGAATCAGGTCTGTAAAAGTCCTTCTTCTTATCGCGTACAGTCTTAGGCTTGTTGAACTTCGCAGAGTTCCTAGCTACTGGATTCCTTCTTATTGTTTTGCCCATCAGTTCTCTCCTGGATCTTCTTCGCTGCGTAACTCTGCAGCGTCTCCCCCCATTTCTTGTCGAACCACTCTTCCCACGTTATTTTGTGCTCTGGCGGTACTTTCTCGTACTTGCGCCTCCAACACCACCTGGCGGCATGCAGCTTGAGCGTTTCGTAGTCTTTTGCTACTTTTTCCGGTGTACGTATTCTCGATTGCACCATCGATATGCCTTATAAAGTAAAACCCAAGCGGATCTTCTATCAGAGGAAAGGTCCGTAGGCCAAGCCAATGCTTTAGTTTGTTAGTCTCTTTGCCGAAGCCACAGCGCTCTGATAGTTCTCTCACTGTAATAGTCTGTGGCGGCATGTCTATGTACCAGTTGGGTGAACGGTCATGATACGTGATCTTACCTGTATCATAGAACAACTTGAAATCGTTACAGGCTCGAGATCCCTCAATGCATAACCAATAGTTGTGACACTTTTCCATCTTCGCAAAGTGTCTCATTTCACATGGTGATTCGGACATTGTCTCGCTGTTCTCCATATTTTAGATGTAAAAAAAGAGCAGTTTATCGCCATGCTCAGGGCGTCAGAGATTTTAAGAGCTCTGATTAACGACAGTATACAGACATACGATCAGCGAATTCAAGCGGTAGATCTTGATTGAATCTCGCTAATAAGCCGTTCGTACCGTATTTTTCGCGTAGTTTCTTACTGTTCATTACGATATCAACAGCTCGTTTACGTGAACCACGACCACGAAAGCGAAGGTTTTGTCCTTCGAACAGGCCTTTCAAGTGAACTGGTACGTCTTTAGCTATCAGTCGTTGCGTTGCGTATTTTCGCATTGTGTCTTGCTCTCCGTCTTTGAGTTTGTAAACGATTTAGGTTACTGCGTATCTTTCGTGAGCGCTCTGAACTGTGAGCCTTACGAAAAGATTCTTCGTCGAACCTCCAACTTGGTTCATCTGTGTATCTCACTTTGTACCTCCGTAGTTAAAGATCGTTCGATTATTATCGATTGTCTTCTTGAGCTTATCAAGTGCTTCCATGATTGTCTCATCACGTCGTTGTAAAACTATCTGAGCTTCAGTTGGATCTGGTTGAGTGTCATCAATGAATCCAGACTGCCAACCAATATGATAAGCATCGTAAGCTATATCGATAAGGTCTTCGATCATCTCTTCCTGATAGTCAGGATTATCACCAAGTTTCTCGATAACATCCTCAACATTAGCTGAGATGCGAGAACGAACTCGCTTTGGGATATCGCTGTGAGAGCGATTTGAATAGATTTCGGTCATATAATTCCCTCCTTATATATAGATTTTCGAAATGTCACTTAAATTAAGTGGCGGAGTGGACGGGACTCGAACCCGCAACCACTGGCGTGACAGGCCAGGATTCTAACCAATTGAACTACCACTCCGGAGGATCATCGTCAAACCGTCCCATACTGACTTCATTGAGACTATCATCAACATATGGATCTGGATCATTCGCATCTGCTTCGCACCACCAGCAAATATCATTCACAACTTCTTCAGTTTCACCGCAAATCTCGCATTTCATCTCGTCGACCTCGTTTTCAATATAAAAAAAAGCACCAACATCTGTCTCATGCTTCACCAGTGGTGCATGTTCTTGAGATGCTGGTGCTAAAGCATCTGTCTCATGCTTCACCAGTGGTGCATGTTCTTGAGATGCTTGTACTACAGCTGCAATTTTTATATTTACGCAGCTAATTGTTGCTCAATACCTTCAGCAAGTTCCTCAGCGAAACTTTCGACTTTATCCATCGGCCAGATCTTTAAATATCCTGGCATTTGTTCGTAATGGCAAAAAGTATCAACACCATCTTCAGTATCACCGAATATAGCTTTTAATTTACTGTTGTGCAAAGACACAATAGCAAATCGTCGCTCTTCCGGATGTAGCTTCGATGGTTTTTTAACTCGAGTAAAGACTTTGTTTGATCCTTCAGGATCAGACTCAATCTCGATCGAATCAGCATTGTACGTTACTTTAAACTTCGAACCACACTCAAACCCATCCAAACCATATCGCTGTTCTTCGAGCCACAAACGTCTTTTGCCCTTTTGCGTATGGATTTTCATCGGTACAGGTCTTATTCCAGTCATAATTTTTAGCTCCATCGGTCAATGTTAGAATCGGTATATATACTGCTGTTCAAAACCCACTCAGCTTCTTCGTACTGGTCATAATCCTGATAATCGGACTGTAGCTCATTGCTAAGATCGTCCCACTCAGACTCAATGACCATCGAGCGACTAAATAAGTCCCAATTATTAGTGTCAAGACACTCTTGCCACATAGCTTGAACAGCATCGCTTTTTGCTTGGTCCATAAAATACCTCAAAGTTAATAAAAAAAATGTATCTCCAATCTTAGTTTTTTAAAATGTTATTTAGATTAAGTGACATTGATACACTGTCATAACAATGGCGCTGGTATATTACTATATTGTAATACTATCAACGCTTTGTTTAGTTTGAGTGTCTGTTTTAATCAAGATACTCATGCACATGCGCAAAGATCTGAGATTCTTGAGATTCTCTCACCCCCCGCCAGAGAATCAAGAACATCCAGCGACGTTAGAATATAATGAAATTCTAATATTCGTCCTTGTCTCGCGCATACTGGTGGGGTGGAATTATCGTGAAAAAAAAGGGCGCCGAAGCGCCCGAGTATCCTTATCAGTTAATCTAGTACTTCGTCAATAACATCACGAAGACGCCAGCAAGGAGTAAAAACGATATTATACAGATACCAATTTCAGCGCCAGTCATGACGACACCGGCATGATTTTGATATACCCTTCAGACATTTCGTACGACAATGGAGTATCGACACCATTCTCCGTATCGCCGAAAAGCTCTTTGAGACGAGCATTGTGAATTCCAACGATGGCGAAGCGACGCTCCGTCGGAATACGTTTCGAGGCCGCTTTGACGCGGGTGAACACCGTGTTGGTACCGTTCGGATCGGACTTGATTTCGACCGAATCCTCATTGTACACAACGTTGAACCGCGAACCCGGCGCGAAGCCAGGCAGTCCGTACTTTTGCTCTTCGAGCCAGAGCCGGCGCTTGCCTTTCTGAGTGTGGAGCTTCATGGGCTTATTGTTCATATTAGCATTTCCTTATTGAGTGATAAAAAGTTTAAATGAATTTCTCAATTATAGAATTTTGAAATGTCATTTCTTTTAAGTGCATAAGTGTTCTCTTATATAAATCAATTGACATGTAGGAATATTAGAATATTATGATATTTGGGGGGTCTGTCTCAATAGGGACACGAGTAAATTCTATTTTTCTGAAATTTTTTTTAATTTTTTTTGATTATGATACAATACTGCTCCCGATGTATAACTCTCGGAGATATTTATGCCTTGGATGAAAGGACAATCTGGCAACCCCAAAGGAAGGCCAAGAAAGAGTCAAAAGACAATGGCTCAACTGAGGAGTCAAATTAGTGAGCACCTACCAGATGTTATCGAGGTATTAGCGGGTGCTGCTAAAGAAGGAGATGTTCAGGCGGCGAGGATTCTAGTAGAGCGTTGTGTACCATCAATGCGGGCGCTAGATCAGAATATAAACGTCAACGAATCTGTGAAAGGCTTGTCGGATGAAGATCTGGCATCCCTAATGAAAGATTTTGAATCTGGAATAGAGAGGGACGAAGATGGCATCAACAATTAGCGCAGCAACTCTTACGGTAACCGTAACTGAGAGCATCACCTTGAATGGCTCCAATATGGGAGCTACCAATACTAAGGCGATCTCTTCGATAAACGAGATAAGTCAACGTATTGTTTCTCTCGATGCATCCAATGTAAGGACGATTTTCGAATTCGGGGCTACGGTAGGCTCGGGGACGTTTATCAAAGGTGATGTAAAGTATATTCGCATCACGAATAAAGACGATACTAACTCTGTAGACTTGAATTTAGCTACAGGATCTACCAACTGTTGGATATCTGTAGAAGCGGGGCAAAGTTTTATCGTGTCTACGGGAACTTCGACATCACAAGGTGTTGCAAGCGGAACAGTGGCCACACCAACTCTTGCTGACTTAGTGAAGATCAGCGCATATAGTGCAAATGCAATCGATCTTGATTGCTACTTAGCATCAGCATAGGAGGATAATTATGCCGAAAGTAGGAAAAAAACACTTCCCGTATACCCCAAAAGGAAAAGCCGACGCTAAAAAAGAACGCCTTGCTGAGGCTATGGAGAGAGCGCAAAAAGAATCAGCGTTGTTACGAGCAAAAGACTCTATGAATAGAGGCGGGTGGGGAAGAACACAAGGATTGCGACCAGTGCCTGATAGAGCTCCTTACCGTCCCCATCCTAATCCACCACCTAAGGGCTGGCAACCACCGAAAAAGAATTTCCCAGTTAGGGGTACACCACCACGCGTAGGCAAAACTCCTCCCAAACCACCACGAAAGAACCCGTACCAAGAATCTGATAGATAATGGCTAAAATCAAGAACATCAAGAAGATCGTTCTTGCTAATTCGGGGTCTGGTGCTGATGCAGTTGTCACATATGTAAACGAGGGACCGTGGTCTACTGCTTCTTCTGTGACTGTTGTGGAGTTAGCTGGTGAATTCTTCGCTGGAGAAGGAGCTTCGGGCAATGACTGGTCCTTAGACGGGACTATTAGCAACACTGCAACTACAGTTGTAGTAGCTGGTATTTTTGGTGGTTCCTTGCCACCACAAAACGAAAACCAAGGATTACCATACGCTGGATGGTCTTATCCAGTGCTGCCAACAGGCGGTGGCAGGATTATGATTGGCACAGAGGTTATCAAGTATGACACGTGTACGTTCTCAGGTAACACTGCTTTTGATACAGATTATACTACCGCTACACTAACCTCATGCACCCGGGGTGATAGAAGCACGACAGCTGCGGGACATACAGACGGAGATACTGTTAAAGAGATACTTATTGGGCAGGTATCTAATATAGAGTACGATACGGTAGAGGCGAACTTTAACGTATGGACTAGCACGACGCAAGTGTACTATGAAATGCAAGGCACAACCGGTCCTAGCATTAATCCCGCACTTGAGCCTGGGGTACCCGAATATGTTCCGCGGGCAACTCAGCATTTAGTACCCGTCAGCGATGCTAGTGTAACACTGTATGAAGTTACCGGAGAGCAAAGTTGAGCCTATCTATGGCTTTGGCTAATAGCCTGCCGAAAGAGGAGATCCGTGCATTGTTGGCTACGGAAATGCACAGACGTTTAGAGGCTCGGAAAGCGCGCTGGGTTGCACTTGACGGCCCACAAAAGAAGTTCGTTAACAGCGAACACCCACATGTGTTGTTTGGTGGCGCCCGCGGGGGTTCTAAAAGCGTGGGTATGTTATTGGCTTTCAGAAAACACGCAGAGCGATATGGAAGAGAGGCGCAAGGTCTCTTATTTCGCAGGACATATCCAGAAACGGGGGAACTCGTTAAGCTGGGTCAGTATGTCTTCGTGCAAGAAGGTTGGGAATGGAAGGTCGGGGAGCGAAAATGGGTCTCCCCCAGCGGATCCGTGCTACAGTTGAAACACCTAGATGAAGATGCCGACGCTATGAAATTGCAGGGGTTTTCGGTAACTTTCCTAGGTTTTGACGAACTCGGGAACTGGCCATCGCCAGAACCTATCGATTTGTTACAAGCCACTATGCGCTCTGCGGCTGGCGTACCCGTGCTATTCCGTGCTTCTGCTAACCCAGGTGGACCAGGACATGGTTGGGTAAAAGAGCGGTATATAGATTCTCAAGATGATAAGAAAATCTTTATACCATCTAAGATTCAGGATAACAAACCGCTGATGGAGAACGATCCTGGGTATATAGATCGTATAAAGATGTCAGGACCAGAATGGTTAGTGAAAGCGTGGTTAGACGGTGATTGGAATATAGCTCCTGGAGCTTATTTTGAAAACGTATGGAATCCAGAAGAACACGTTATAGAGCCATTTGAGATGCCACACGAGTGGAGACGCTGGAAAGCATATGACCATGGCTATAAGTCACCAGCTGGATGTGTATGGTTTGCGCAAGACTATGATGGTATAATCTACCTGTACAGAGAGTTATATTGGTGCTCTAAACCCAACAAAGGTAGTGAAACACCAATAGAAGATATAGCAAGGGAGATAGTAGATGTTGAAGAGAAGGAAAGAAAACTTGGTATCAAATTCCGAAGTAACGTTGCGGATTCGGCGATTTTTATTAGAGATGGTCGCCATAAAAGCGTTGCAGATGTATTTGCTGATTATAATGTTATTTGGGAGCCTAGTTCGAAAGGGCCGGGGTCTAGGGTGCAAGGCTTGCAAGAGTTTGTGGATCGCCTTAACGGGCGGACTTTCAAGGTGTTTAACACTTGCAAACACTGGCTTCGTACGGTACCTTCGTTACCTGCTGACACCAAAAAGATAGAGGATATTGACACCGCCGCTGAAGACCATTTGTTTGATGCAACGCGATATGGTCTAATGACAAAGCGAGCAAGATCACGGAAACCCACCCCCAAAAAAGAACCACCCGCAAGATGGACAGACGAATGGTTGAATAACTTGGATGACATTTATAGGGAAGAGGAAGCATGGATAATTTAGAAGTCTTAACATCGGATCCTAGCTTACAATCGCCAGTAGCTGCTGATTCTAGGGGGTTGATAAGAAAATACCAACAGAATATTGAACTTTCTTATCGTAAGTGGAAGAATCGATACAAAGAGATTGAGCATGCTAGACGCTATGCGCTTGGTAAGTTAAACAGAACGACACAGGCTATGACTGGCGAGCAGATATCAACACAAGCCGGTCGATCAATAAAAGGTAATATTATACATGCAACCCTGCAGGGATTATTGCCTTACATATATTCGCAGAACCCTGAGATAAAAATCAGGCCGGGAGCCAATGTAGACCCACAAGGCCCACAATACAGAGTAGCTGATCTTTTTTCAGAAACTGTAGAAATTGTATTAAATGAATCTTTGAAAAAAGCGGGTTTAAAACGGATTGCTAAACAAGTATTACGATCCTGCATGACGAGTAAAGTTGGTATTATCAAAGTTACGTACCAAAGGGATTATTACAAGGATCCACTCGTTAGTCGACAGTTTAACGATGCTCAAGACAGTTTAGCTAGGATACAAGAAGATATTCGACGGCTACAAGACGCTGGAACGTATGAAGGTGACAAAGACGAACTGGTAGAAGAAATCACTATGACGATGAATGCGCTTGCTCTGCAAGTGGAAGTAATGCATCGTGAAGGACTCAATCTTGGTTTTGTACGTCCAGAAGATTTTCGTATGGATACTGCTTTAGATACATTGCAAGACTATGATGCTGCTCGCTGGATAGCTAACGTTACTTGGATGACCCCCGGTGATGTAATGGAAAGATTCCAATTGTCTAAGGAAGAGGTTGACAAATATACGCTTTACCGACGCACAGCCAGTGGAATACCTAACCGTTTAAATAAAGACCAACCTTACTCCACGTCGGACATGGAAGATGTTAACCTAGCGATTGCTGTATGGGAATATTGGGACAAAACCACTCAAACAGTGTATACGTGGTGTGATGGTAGCGATAAATGGTGTAAGGATCCATTTGTGCCTGCTCGTATGGGCGATAGATTCTTCCCGTATTTTATTCTTGGCCTGAACTGGATAGACGGAGAGGAATGGCCGGTGTCTGAAACAGAATTGTTGATGAACTTGCAAGACGAATATAATACTGTTCGCACTCAGTTAGCTAAGCACAGAGAACTATCAGCTCCATTCTACGTTGCAGACGCATCGCGTGTCAACCAAGAAGATATAGAAATCTTCAGCAACGCTGCTATTGGTGACATTGCTATGATAAACGCCGCTGGACTTGGTGTAAACCAGGTATTTCAACCAGCCACTGTTCCGCCTATGAACCCTATAGTATATGACACCTCACCTATCCGAACCGATATGGAATGGATAAGTGGTTTGGGCGATGCTCAGCGTGGTGGTATTATGCGGGCGAAGACAGCAACAGAAGCTAATATACAGCAACAAGGCTTAGCTACTCGCGTGCAAGAGAAACTAGATGCAACAGAAGATTGGTTGCGTGATGTTGCTCATTTCGCTATAGAGATTCTCTTACAAGAGGTAAAACCTGAAAAAGCGCAAGAAATAGCGGGGCCACAAGCTTTCTGGCCGTTGCTTAACAAACAGATGTTATATGATTCTATTCATGTTAATATCGTTGCCGGCAGTATGGGTATGCCCAATGAGAATGATGAAAGAATGCGATGGATTGAATTAATGCCAATCATAATGCAAAACATTCAAATGGTGCAAATGATGAGGCAATCAGGTTTGCCAGATCAGTTTAATCCGTATGTACAGTTACTTGAAGAGACTTTTAAACGTTTTGACGAAAGGATCGATATTGCTAAATTCTTACCGCCTGTACCGGAGCAGATACAGCAGACGGTACAGCAGAATATGATCATGCAACAGATGATGGGAGCAGGACAGCAACAAGGTATGCCGAACGCAGTACAACAACCACCACCCCCACAAGGTGCCAACGAGGTAATGAATGCACCAGGAAATAGAGTTATGCAACGTAGTCGTAACCAACACAGGGAACCACAGGGAGAAATGTAATGGCAGAAGCCCAAACCGTGTTATCAGAGGCCGAGTTACAGCAGTCAACGGTCGAGATAATGAACCAAGAGTTAGACCGTATTAATGAAGAGAGGCCAGTAGAAGAACCGCAAGTTGAGCAAACTCGAGAGGAGGTTGCCGATGCAGGAGAACCCACAAAGACCGATTCTGACACTCCCACCTTCCAAGAAGCTCAGGAAGCACAGCAAGACATTAGGGGTGCGGATGATTCGACAGAAGAACCAACAGAAGAACTTCAAGCAAGCGAGAGAATTCAAGAGACAGAAGGTTTAGAGAAGGACGATTCAGAAGTATACAGTAATTTAAAACCCAAAGCTCAAGAGCGGTTCAAACACTGGATAGATCGTGCAAATGCTGCAGAAGAGCAGTACAACACTTTATTAGATGGTAATAATCAACTTGCTGGTATCATTCAAGATAGCACGACAAATCCTGAGCAATTAGGTTGGGCCTTGGAGGTTTTCAAGGGTTTAAACTCTGGTGATTATAACACAGCTATACATTCTTTAAAAGCTTTGGATAACTTCTCCGATCAAGTAGCAAAGACACTAGGGGTTAACCACTCGCCTAATGATAAAGCTGATTTTAGCGATTTTGAGGATTTAAGAGGCGCTGTAGATAACTTAGAGATGAGTGAGGATTGGGCAAATAGATTAGCACAGCAAAGGGTATCTCAAAACTCTATGCACCAGGCGCAAGCACAGTTTCAACATCAAAATAACCAAGCACAACAGTATGCGCAGCAGTATGAGAATGCAAAAGAGCATGCTTACAGCATGATAGAGAGTTGGGAACAGAATTTGACTGAAAAAGATCCCGACTATGGATTAAAGAAGGATATAATGATAGAGATGGGTACTGAACTGGCAAAATCTAACGTGCCACCTGATCAGTGGTTACCAGTTTTGCAGAATCAGTACAACACACTCTCCCGCGGTATGCACGTTGCTGGCGATACACGGAGAGGCGCTAGTAATTCTGGGCCCCTAGCACCCAGTAGAAATGCCGGCACTACAGGTGGAGCTACATCTGATACTCTAGACCAGGCTGAAGTAACGCCTGAGTTCTTGCAAGCTCAGTTAGATAAGTTTCACAACGAATAACAGGATTTAGACAGTAGCTGGATTCGTCTCCAGTAGCACGTAAAGGTCTTCGTGTGACCAAAACCTGTTGAGTATAATTTCAAGAAGAAAGGAGTCAATATATGGCTACATATAACAACACAGCACTTCATACCGATGATGTTGCTCAGTTGGGCTATGTTGCTCTGAATAACTACTTGAAGAACAAACCTATTGATCAGGTTGCTCAAGAACGTCCACTACTCAAGTCTTTGATGGCAAAAAAGAAACCTTGGGGCGGTGGTCAGCAGTATATCGTAGAGCAAGTTCGCACTGGTTATGGTTCAAACATGATGTGGTTTGGTGACACAGCGGGTAAAAATACGACCGATGCGGTTACTTATAACACGCGTGACACAGTTCGACAAGTTAAGTATTCTTGGGCCTCTGCTCATGATGGTTTTCAGTTCACTGAAGACTTTCTACTGGGTAACGGTATTATCGTAACTGATAGTGCACCTCGCAACTCTTCGTCAGCTAACTTAGTTCAGCTAACGAACGTGTTTAATGAGTCTATGGATGTTCTTCGTTTGGGTTTTGAAGAGATTCTAGACATGTCCCTGCACCTTAGTGGCGCTGTTGATCCAGGTGGCGGTGCAGATTCTGCTAATAAGCGTATCAATGGTCTCGATTCTATTATCAAGATCAAGGGTACTGCTGATGTGGTTGGCGGTCTGACCAAAACTGCCCATACTGGTTCCAATTACTGGAACAATCACTGGGATGATGGTTCTGGCGTGAATGACGGTGGCGCAGCAGGCACTGGTGTAACTCAGGCAAACCTTATAAAGAATATGGAAACGCTATGGCGTAAATGCCAAACTAATGGCGGAAGTCCAGATATCATTATAGCGGGCACGACATTTGTTGATAAGTTCCGAGCAGCATGTCTTGACACGTCTAACAATGGTATGTCTCGATATATGGTGCAGCCTACACAGCAGTCAACGATGCCTTGGAATATGGATCCGTCTGTGGAGATCAAGAACGGTGGAACATTCACCGGTCTAGAGTTCATGGGTATTCCTATTCTTTGGGACCCGTCGTTTTCTAAGTGTGATACGCAAGACTCTGGCGCAACTTACGCGTGGGAACGTCGTTGCTACTTCCTGAATTCGAAGCATTTGACGCTTCGTCCGATCGAAGGCAATGACATGATCGCTCGCAAGCCGCCCCGTGAGCACAACAAGTATGCGTACTACTGGGGTTTGACATGGCGCGGTTCTTTGACGTCTAATCGTCTGAACGCACATGCCGTACTTTGGTGTACTGCGTAAGGTAGTGATGATTGGGGGGAGGTAACCCTTCCCCCTTCATTTTTCAAGGGAGAGAAATATGGCATACAAAGTAGAACGTGTAAAAGTAGTGATAGATTGCCAAGATGGCGTAACGAAACTTGGCGAAGCTGTACCACCATATGAGATACCACTGTTACTTAGTGAATTTGGTGCGGAAGGTATTGAAGTGATGGACCTCACCGGCGGTTACTTTGAAGTAGAGGATTTGACAGGCGAAGTAGATCGTTTATCTCAGAAGTATGGAGAGGGCGTAGTAAGGAATGTTTTCGGTCATAGTCCACTTCCTGCTATACAAAAAGCTATAGAACAGGTTATGGAGAAGCAAGAGGCTACGAATGGCAGCAAGAACACTAGAAAGTCTAAGGACAGAGTTAGCTCAGCGGCTGGGGTTTAGTTCGTCTGGTAGTGGTGCTATACTACAAAAGGACTTATTAAACTCTGCATTACGCAGTGGGCAAGAGCAGTTATTCTATGAATTTGGTGACTTACTAACACACAAAGTCAATGATACCGTTCCTGGTAAGACTGCAGAGTCAGAGAAATTTTATGAAGCGCCAGCAGATTGCAACCTATACAAACCTGTTAATGTATCTATAAAGGACACTAACAATAGCAATTACAGGGTACTGCCATTTGGTATATCGCCAGCAGAGCGTAATTGGGAAACGATAAATAATCAGTTACCTGCAAAGTGGGACGTATTAGATGACGGTGGGGTGGCTAAGATTCAATTGTGGCCAACACCATCTGACTCCACATCGAATTTAAGACTAGAATATAATGCTGGGGTTAGCAGTTTCTCCGAAGACACAGATCTTTCATCGATTAACCCGCAATTAATTCTATTACATGGTATGACCACCATGAAGGCGCATTATCGCCAACCAGATTATGAAATATATGCTGGGCAGTTAGAATCCCTATTGGGTAGGTTGAGAGCTGCTTCAGTACAAGGTAAACGATGGGCCAAGAAGACAATGGATTTTGTGTTGAGTCCTACTACGTCAGATTGGGAATACGCGTCACAAGTAACCCAACAAGTAAACAATATTATATCTTCCCATACGTTTATCACACCATCTACTGCTGGTGCTACACACATAGTCACCGCGAGTTAGGAAACATATATGGCAACAACTAAAGTTGTAGATATGCTGGCGACGTCATCGTCTGAGATACCTTACGATGATTATTTTTACAAAACAACGCCTACTACTGACGAAAGAACTCAGGCTAGCATAGTACGAGATTATGTATTATCTGGCGTAACAGCAGGCGAAGGTTTAAGCAAAACAACAACGCCCTATGCAGACGCTAACCCTGTAGCGACATTAGATTTTAAAACATCTGAAATAACCGCTGCCACAGTTACCGCAGCCGCTGGCGATTTATTGGTAATACAAGATGTTGATGACTCTAATAACACAAAGAAAGTCACAGCTCAGTCGATTGCTGATCTTAACAGCACTCCTGGAGATGTTGTCGGTCCTGGCACCTCTTCGGATAATGCAATTGCTAGATTTCATGGAACTGATGGCGAAACCATACAAAATTCTTCAGTACTTATTGATGACTCTGGTAATATAACAGCAGGTGCATGGACCGCTACTGATGTAGGTGTTGCGCACGGTGGTACGGGTGCATCTGATGCTAGTGATGCTCGTACAAATTTAGGTCTTGATATCGGTAGCGATATACAAGCGTGGGATCCTGAGTTAGATCAGATAGCTGCCTTGACTGTAACTACGGGCGCTATCATGGTAGGCGATGCCACGCCTGATTGGGGCGTATTAGCAATAGGTTCCACAAATGACGTATTACGCACAACTGACGGCACGAATCCTTCTTGGGGTAAGGTAGATCTAACGAGTAATATACAAGGCAATCTACCAATGAGTCACCTCAATAGTGGCACTGGAGCTTCTAGCGCAACTTTCTTAAGAGGAGACGGTGTTTGGTCTTCTCCTGCAGGTGGAGGTGATGTAACCGGACCTGATACCTCAACAAATAACGCTTTAGTGCGCTTTGATGAGACAACGGGCAAGGTAATACAAAATTCTACCGCTACGTTGAGTGATGCAGGTACATTAACAGCTACTGCATTTTCTGGGCCTCTCACGGGAAACGCAGACACAGCGACAACCTTAGAGACAGCTAGGGATATAGCTGGTGTTAGTTTTGATGGCTCAGCTAATATCGATGTACCTCTGGGCAATATTGATGGTGTTACCATAGCGAGTGTGGCGGATAATCAGTTTCTTAGGTACGACACGACGTCAGGGCAGTGGCAAAATGAAACCGTATCTGTTGGCACTGGATCTGTAACTAGCGTGGGTAGTGGCGATGGTTTAACAGGTGGCGCTATTACCACGAGTGGGACGCTTAGCGTAGATTTAACAGATACTAATACATTCACATCAGCCAATACTGTTAGTAAAGCTGTGGTACGAGATAGTTCAGGAGATTTCGCCGCCGGAACGATTACAGCAACTTTGAGTGGTAACGCAACAAATATTACCGGAAATTTAGCAGTAGCAAACCTAAATAGTGGCACTGGTGCAGCTGTGGGAACTTTTTGGCGAGGTGATGGAACATGGGCTACACCGCCAGCAAGTGGTGACCCAGCAGGAACGGCCGTAGCAATGGCAATTGCTTTAGGTTAGGAGAAAATAATGGCTAACGCATTTAAAAACAAAGCTAAAACACTGACTAATGATACATTATCCACAGTGTTTACGGCGCATACATCTGGAGCAGCGGAGACAGTTATACACAGCCTGACTGTATGCAACACAGGAACGGCTGGAACAATCAACGCAGACATAGTGGTTACTGATTCAAGCCCTTCAGCAAGTTACTACATTGCTAAAGTGGCTCCAGTTCCAGAGGGTAGTTCTCTTGTATTTGCTGACATCAAATTAAATCTAGAATCTGGAGACATACTAAAAGCTAAGTCTTCTCATGCTAGTGGACACTTGGATGTATTCGCTTCGGTGCTTGAGATAACATAATGGCCTATCTAGGAAAATACGAAACAAGGACTGCCGACTTTAAGGTGTATACCAGTAGCACGGCTACTGCTACGCATACCTTATCGTGGACACCGACGAGCAAGCAAAGTCTTCGTATTACTATTAATGGTGTTGTCCAGCAAGACGATGCGTTTAGCCTTACAGGTAATACAGTAACATTAGATGCTGCAATCTTATCGACTGATGTTCTGGAGATTGTTGGCGTAAATGAACTAGGCGGACAAGTCCTAGTCCCTGCTGACGGAAGCATTCAGACAGGCAAGTTGGGTGATAACTCTGTAACCCTAGCTAAGATGGCAGGCGGTACAGACGGTAATTTGATTACATACGATGCTAGTGGTGATCCAGCATACGTTGCTACGGGAACAGCTACTCATGTATTGACATCTAATGGTGCTGGTGCTGCACCGACTTTTCAAGCGGCTGCTTCAAAAGACAACTTGCCAGCTTTTTATGCAAGTATGACTAGTGGAAACCAAACGATAGGTGATAATTCTGCAACGCTCATTAGTCTCGATAATTCAGTTTTTGATACCGCAAGTGGTTTAAATGTTACAGCATCGGGAACTAATCCACGCAGTTATACGGTGCAAGCGGGTGGTGCAGGTAAGTGGTGCTTGATTTGGTCCGCGTGGCTTCAGGGAAGTACCAGCAGAACCAACAAGGTGTCTTGCGCTTTACGAAAAGGCGGATCAACAATTAATGAGATTATCCATCAGCAAACTGCTAATGATGGGTTTGGACAACATTCCTGCGCTGGTGTTGCGTTAGCGGAATTGATAGTTGGTGATTATATAAATTTGTATGCAACTATCGATGTTAACAGTGGAACACCTACTATTTATACGAGTGGCACATGGCTACAAGGGTTTAGGTTGGCAGAATGAAATCAAAAGGACTTGAAAAATTAGGATTTGTTCCTGATAGAGACTTTAAACTCCAAGACGATGGCGAGGGTTCATATATAAAAGATTGGTTTAGTACAGAGCCCCGACCAACTCAAGCAGCTGTCGATGCAGCTTATATTGAGTGGGAAAATGATTACTCACGCAATCGCAAAGAAGAATACCCATCAGTAGATGAACTAATCGTAGCACTTTGGGAGGGTGTTGTAGAAGAAAGAATGGCAGCAGTTACTAAACTAGAGGCGAAACGACAGGCTGTCAAACTTAAATATCCCAAGTGAGTTTTATTGTTGGGATTGCGCGAATAGCGCATTGGTTTTTAATACCTTTCTTGGTGGTATGGATGACGATAGCACCGAGTGACATGCTGCCTAAGTGTTTATCAGACGCTAAGGCACACATAGCAGAACAATTTAGAGGAAGTTACTTTGGCACTAACTAAAATTCGAGCATCAAATCTCGATTCAACTGGCACAGCAGACGCGACTACCTTTTTAAGAGGTGACATGGAATGGAGTTACGCTAATACCTCCTATGACATAGACCTTCTCGTTGTCGGTGGTGGAGGAGGTGGGGGAAAAGGTATCGGCGGAGGTGGCGGAGCTGGTGGTTTTCAAACAGCCACGGCAACCCCTATTTCTGGTGGGGTTATCACAATAGTTGTAGGTGATGGAGGTGCAGGCGCCCCCGGAGGTGGAAATGCTTCTGGTTCCGTTGGAGTAACTTCTTCAGCGGGAGGCGGAGGTATAACGACAATCTCTTCTGCTGGCGGTGGTTATGGTGGTGGTTACAACATAGCTGGCGGTGCAGGTGGTAGTGGCGGCGGGGGTAGTGTCGCTGCTGGCGCTGGCGCAGGTAACACCCCTAGCACAACCCCATCACAAGGATCGACAGGTGGTGCTCCTTCTGGCGATCTAGGTGCAGCCACTAGTGCTGGAGGTGGTGGTGGCGCTACGAGTGCAGGAGCAGCGGGAGCAAGTAACGCAGGAGGTGCAGGTGGAAGTGGCACAGCTTCTACAATAACGGGCGCATCTGTTACTTATGCTGGAGGAGGAGGTGGTTCGACACACAGTGGTGGAGGATCTGGAGGAGCCGGCGGCGCTGGAGGAGGTTCCGCTGGTGGTGATTCGGGTGCAAGCACCACTGTGTCAAACGGAACTATTTATACTGGCGGAGGCGGTGGTGGTAATGGTTACAACTCCCCCAATACTAACGCAGCGGGTTCTGGCGGTAAAGGGGTCGTTATCTTGAGTATGAATACAGGCTCATATACCGGTGTCACTAGTGGCTCACCTACTGTGACTACCTCCAGTGGGAAAACAATACTAACTTTTACAGGTAACGGTAGCTATACGGCATAATATTATGGCATCATTCGCAAAGATTGGATTAAACTCTAAAGTTATTGAGGTGCATTCCGTGCATAATGACGTACTAAAGGATGCAGATGGGGTTGAACAAGAGTCTTTAGGTGTTGATTTCTTAACTAAACTCCTTGGTTGGGCGCTTTGGAAGCAAACCTCTTATAATGGTAACATCAGAAAGAACCATGCTGGTGTTGGGTATACATATGATGAGGTAAGAGATGCTTTTATACCACCAAAACCATATCCATCATGGACTTTAAATGAAGCAACTTGCCTTTGGGATGCGCCAGTAGCTCACCCAGATGACGGTAAATTACATATTTGGGATGAAGAGAATACACAATGGGTAGAGGTTGAGTAAATGGCATTAACTAAAGTAGATAAAACAGTCATAGAAGCCACTGGAACAGCGAGTGCAACGACATTCCTACGGGGCGATGGATCATGGAACGCTCCGCCTTCCTCTGGATTTATTGGGTACACGGTTTATACCGCATCGTCTAGTACTTGGACTAAGACCGACAATAATCCCACAAAGTTAGTAGTAGAGGTTCAAGGGGCAGGGGGTTCTGGCGGCGGCGGCGGTGCAAGCAAGGGTGCTGGTGGTGGCGGAGGTGGCTACGCTAGAAAGTTTTTGGATGTTACCAATATAGACACTTGTACTGTTGAGGTAGGTTCGGGAGGTCTTAACCCCACAACAAACTCAGCAGGCAATGCTGGTGGAGCATCCAAGTTTTACAAAGCATCAGGGTCTGGATCTTTTACAAGCATCGACGGACTTGGTGGGTCTGGTGGTGCCGCCAATTACGGTTCGGGCGGCGCTGGAGGCGTTGCGTCTGGTGGAGATATAAATATAACGGGCGGTAGCGGTGGTGGTGAAACAAACGAAAATAATATCGGTGGCGGATCATTTTTTACCCCGTCCCATTATTCCATCACAAGCAATCTAAACCCCTCTGGTGCTGCAACAGGCTACGGTGGTGGTGGAGAAGGTTCAAGAAAAACTGGCGCTGGTGATGGTTCAAAAGGTGGTGACGGCATGGACGGGATAGTTATTGTCTGGGAGTATAAATAATGAGTTATCTAGGAAACGAGCCAAGATTTGGTACATACCCTGTACAGTTAATCACTCCTAATGGTGTTGATTCAACCTTTACACTGAATGAATCTCCAACTTCAGAAGCGTCGATCATCGTCACGATTGATGGAGTAAAGCAGCAGACAGATGCTTATAGCGTAAGCGGTACGACATTAGACTTTGCTGGCACTGTTCCTGCATCGACTACTCAGATAGAGGTTGTCTACTTAGGGTTGGCTTCTGACGGAATCCCAACAGTAGACCAGACGCTAGGTACTAATGCGCTTATGAGAACTAACGCCCAGACCATCAACGAAGACATCACTATAGGCGCTACGACTAACGCAGTCAGTGGCGGACCTATTACTATAGCAGACACCAGAACAGTTACGATAACTACTGGTGGTAACTGGAGCGTCGTATGAGTACATTAAAAGTCAACAAGCTACAGAAGACTGTGAGCGGAGCGGCTACATTCACACTACCTACTGATGATGGAACGGCTGGACAGTATTTAAAAACTGATGGCTCTGGAAACTTAACTTGGGGTACGCCACCAGGCCAAAAGATAACCCATGCAAGTCAATGGGTTCTTACTTCTACTCAATCGGGCGAGAAGAATCCCATCACTAGTGATTTAGAAGAACAAGGTTCACCAGTAGGGTTCGGTATTTTAGGGTCTTCTATGACGCAAGTAGGCGGTGTATTTACTTTCCCGTCTACGGGTTATTGGTTAATTAAATTCCATGCCCTGTATACAAATTCGGGTCGTATAGCAAGAATGAATGGCACTATTCAAACTACCACAAATGATTCTACCTATGTAGACGCAGCAGTAGCGTATGCTTTTACTGTATCGTCGCCTGCTCAACGTACAAGTTCTTGTTCTGAGTACATTTTTGATGTTACCGACACATCAACGCATAAGGTTAGATTTTCTTTTGGTGCGGCGTCAGGAACACCAGACTTATTGGGCGCGTCTAATGATTCCTCAAGCGGCACTGCATGGGATAGAAGTAGCATGACATTCATAAGATTGGCAGATACATAATGGCATCAACACTTATAGTAGATCAAATACAAAAGACAGGCGGATCGACAACTGCCTTAACGCTTCCGACATCTAATGCATCGGCTAATCAGTACTTACAGAATGATGGTGCTGGAGCGCTTAGTTGGGCTACAGTCGCTTCTGCTGGATTCATCAAGTATACTGTTGTTACTGCTACAGATACAACATTTGATCTGGATTCGAGCACAACCAAACTTATTATCGAGGTTCAAGCATCTGGTGGTACCGCAGGTTCTAGTCATAGTTCTGGATATAACGGTGGTAGTGGTGGAGGTGGAGCATATGCAAGGAAACTATTGACTGGAATAACAGGATCAACAGATAAACTCAATATACAAATTGGAGCTGTCGCTGGCATAGCGGGTTCTGGTAATGATACGAGTGTTGCCGCCGCTGGAACCGCATCGTTTACCACCATTACGTGCGCTGGTGGTTCTGGGGGTGCTACTGCTAGTGGAAGCGCTTCGGGCGACGGTGGATCAGGAGGAGCAGTCCCAACAACAGGGGATTTTAATATTGGTGGCGGTAATGGAACTAACGGTGCTGTTGGTCTTGCTAACGCCGCAGGAGGCTCGTGGATGAGTAGATGGAATGGTCGCAGCAATGCGAGTGGAGGTGTAGGCGTGGATGCACTGGGTTATGGTGGTGGTGGACCCGCCGCTTATGCTGGATCTCATGCTGGTGGTGATGGTGGGCCAGCAGTCGTAATAGTGTGGGAGTATGCATAATGGGTAAAGTAATTGCAGATTTAGCAGCATCAGCAGCAAGCGCAACATTTAGTGTAGAAAACGCGACGTCTAGTGTAGGGTATGTGCTGTCAGGGACAGATGGCTCTGCTAACGATCACTTAAAAACGGATGGTTCTGGGAACCTTTCTTGGGTTGCTCCTCCTGCTGGAGGGTTAACCACGGCTAGTCAGTGGCGTGTTCAAGCGGATTTTACTGGAGATGCGCAACCTATAGGCGATAGCACTGGTACGATCGCAATAGTTAATACCGATGGTTACGGTTCGCTTGGTTCTGCAATGACATACGGGAGCGGTGTGTTTGCATTTCCTTCGACTGGTTTTTGGCTGTGTCTTGGACAATTCACTTTCACCTCCACATTAACAGGGAACGTTGCTGCTTACTTAGAATATACAGCGAACAATGGGGGTGCTTGGGCAACTGCATCACGATCAGAAGACGGTAGCAATTACGGGTATCGATCAAACGTTAATATTTATCACATGATGGACATAACTGACACAGCTAATCAGAAAGTGCGATGGTCTGTTGATGCAGATCCGGCGGGATCTGGAGGCACTATAACAACGAGAGGCGATGCCTCTGTAACCGAGACAGGATTCACTTTCATAAAATTAGCATGAAACTGACATGACAAAGATCAGATCAACGAACATTCTGGATGGTGCGGTCACTGCGGCAGACCTTACTGATGACACGATCACAGTTGCCAAACTCAGCGGGAATGCGGCGGCGACTGCGGGTACATTTCTCAAGCAAGACGGAACGTGGTCTGCCGCTGGCGGCGGATTCCTCGGTCTTGTCGTCTACACGGCAGACGGCACTTATACCCGTGGCGGAACATCAAACGGCACCTCTGGCGATCAAGGAAGCGCCAGCGTTACGAAGGTGATTATCCACGCAATCGGAGCGGGTGGTGCTGGCGGCGGAGGCTACAGTAGCACCTACTGGGGGCAAGCGGGGGGAGGTGGAGCGTACTTTATCAAGAGTTTAGTCGTGTCTGGAATCACCAGTGCAACGATCACAATCGGCACAGCGGGTGCGGCTGTTGGTCAAAGCACAACGGGTAGTACCGGAGGCAACACGATCTGGTCAGATGGGACAAACACGCTGACGGCTAACGGTGGTGCTGGTGGAGATCGCGGATACAACAATGGACATGGATCATCGGCTGGAACTGGCGGCACGACAAGTTCCGGTGATGTCAATTTCGCGGGGTCACGGGGAACCAATGGTTCGGCTGGCGGAACAATCCCCGGAATTCCAATGGGTGGATGGGGTTTTTCCCCATACGATTACGCGACCGCTGGTAATCGGGTTTCGACGGGCTACGGATATGGTGGCTGGACTGCGAACGCTTCACCTTGGTCTTATGCGGGGGGGTCAGGTTTAATGATCATCGAGGAATACGCATGACAACAGGTTACGCACACATTAAAGATGGCAAGGTTATCAACATCAGCAATTGGGATGGTGTTACTCCATATAATCCCGGCGACGGTGTGACGATGGTTCTTGCGGATGCAAACACACGCATC